AGCTTCACTCAATTCATCGATATCCGATAGTATATTTGACCTTCTAAATGACTTACTAAAACCTTGAAGATTTAATTTAAAGTAATTATTAACGGCGTTTTGAACAGAAGTTTCTGTTGCTTTAACTGTACTACCGGTCTTATTTGGATTGAATGTAAAGAATGTGCTGCACTCAATAAATGTTGTCTCTGGATCAACAAAGGTGGAGTCTATAGACATGACAGATAATGGCCTAATAAGATTTGTTTGAATGTTGTCTTTTATAACTGTCTTTCCAGCTTCAGAAACTGTAGATGGAAACTTTAAACTAATAAAAACCTTGCCATATGTTGCAGGAATATTATCTTCACCGCCCCAAGCAACACAATCTTCAACTGTAGAGTATTTTGAAAGAATCAATGCTTTATAATCACCAGCTGTAACGAGTCTTTGTTGAGCAGCAAAAGTAATGGGTGCATTGAACCTAATTGATTCGATGCCTTCCTTATCCTTACCACCAGCAGCTGCAGAAGATGTCACAACATTAAGATTATAGCTGCTTGCATTTACCGTGATTGTACTTGTTGGAGTAAACCCACTTCCACCATTAGCAGTGGCACCCTTTGATGACAAATAAGTCATAACAATTTTGTTGCCTGCTGTAGGTTTTACACCTGTGGTAGTACCATCACTGAACGCCAACTCGTAAAAACCATTTGGTGATTCTCTTAGTTGATAAAGAGTAGATGTTGCATCAACCGCTACTGCATCATACAATTTTGAATAAGATAAAAAATCGGATGAGGACGAAGACGTAAAAACATTAACTGTTGCTGTAGTTGTGTCAACAGTTAGGTCAGGGATAACAAAGATCTGTCTATCAGTAGTAGAACCCACATTAAATGTTTTTGTTTTAATGACACCTTCTTGGATAGCAATGGCAGCTGTGCCCAAAGCATTCAAGAACGAGTAGTTTCCTGTTCCATCATCTGTTGCTGTTACACTTTCCGTTGTATAGAATGTATAATTTATATCATCCACCGATGTATTAAATGTTGAATACTTTGGAAGAGTAATAGTTGCAGGGCGGCCTGAGTCTGATACTACAATTGATATATTAACATATGCGATAGCGGATGTAATTGATCGTGGATTGTATCCCAAAGCCTCTGCATGAGACACGACTGACGATCTTAGCTGAGCTGTATTAAGAAAGGCTTCATTCAAAGCAAAGTTAGCAGTCAGACCGTTGAAATGTGTATTATATGCAAGCACATCTAGAATATTTGACAAACCCGAGGCTTCAAAGTTATAGTCAGCAAATTCAGTTTGCTGGGCTAGGTACGTCTTTAACTTTGTTTTAATGGTATCAAAGTCAAGTTGTGTTGATTGAATATTTGTAGCCATATTAACGTAACCTCGTTAGAGTTGTTTGGAATATAACAACTTCTTGTGTATTAACAACTTGGAATTCTACCGTAACGCTTATGTCATTAGCATCGGGTTGAACATTTGCAACTACTGATATGACGAGCGCTCTGGGCTCATATCTCTTAATTGCATCCTTTATAACATTTTCTATTTCGTATTGTGAGTTTGTATCGACCAGCTCAAATAACAATCCACCAAGGTTGCCTCCAAAAGATGGTTGGAATGGCTTTTCATTTAGGTTTGTAAGCAACAGATTTTTAACAGCTTGTTTTACAGCAGCCGCATCCGTCTTCTTATAAACATCACCACTAGGTCGTTTTGCAAATGTCAGATCAATATCACTAAACAGCTTATTGCGCGTTGTAATAATACTACGCGCGTTTAGATTTCCATCTTCTGTTGAAAAAGCTCTAGTGACCATAATTCTTTTCTACCTTGTTTCCATTATTTATAATGGTTTTAACTCAATACTTCTATGAGATCAGAGTTAGATATAGCTTTACCATTAAATCTTGTCTCAACATTCCTAAAGAATGAACCTTCGTCGACAGTATACTGATTATTTAGATTTGGCATGATAATAACTAGTTGAGCATTAATACCTCCAGCAGGATCAAATGTGTCAAAGTCTAAGATCATTTTTTCAAAAGACGAGATGTTTTTTAACATCACAGCAAGGTCAAACGTCTTTTCAATATCTAATGCGCCCAATTCGTTGTGAAGTTCGTATACAACCGCCCGACCTTTTGATTTGTACCAGTTAATACTGTTAGGCGTAATGGTCTCATCTGGTCCTTTGGTGTACAAACCTTCCACTACCACCAACCGATGATTAGCAAATTCAACATCGCTTCTATTCCTCAAGCGTCTTAGAAGTTCCGCTTGTGGTTGAAGGTTCCTAGCAATTTGCAGTCTGTCAGCCTCTAGAACCTCGACGAGCTTACCGGTAGTAAATGTAGCCAACGGAACACTTCTTGCTAAAAGAGTCTTCGCAGTAACAGATCCACTTACTATTAATTCAGGAGTGAACACAGTAGATGTGTTATCTTGAGGTGCTTGGAACTTATTGAGACCAGCACCAAAACCTCCATTGGATATCGGCGTCGATCCTCTAACGGGGTTGGTACCTTTACCAGATATTCGGCCAACCTCGTTGGGTGTTGTGTTGGTATATGATGGATTGAGAACACCCTTAGCAACAGCATTCCCCACAAACGTGTTGTTGCTGAGGTTTGCATCGTCTCTTGTCTTGGATCTGACCTCTGCTACCGAAAGATCTTTTGTAGATAGTCCCCCTGTAGCATCAGACTTATTAATTAGTTTCAAGAAATGATTATCAATATCAACCTTTACATCTACCGCACCAACTGTTGTCTTGGTAAGATAATCTGATACATTGGCGGCTGAAGGAGCAGTTCTTGTGGTTGTATCTGTGGCCGTATTAACATTTGTAAATCCAGCCGCAGTGCCGTTTGACGGACCCACATTTGCAGTATCAGATGCAATTGCAGTATCAGCCCTACCAGTCAAGTCGCCTGTAAATGTAGGCGCTGTTACGCCAGCGGTAAATGTAGCAGATGTAGCATAGATATTTTTAACATGGGTGATTACATCAGGTCCACCAATCACACCAGTAGATGAGAAGATCGACATATCGGTTGCAGCAATGTTCATATTGTCAGAACTTTGGTACAACTTATTCTTACCACTAATATGCATAATGTCACCAGACGATATTTGCATGTTGCCTTCAGCTGTTTGCCTTGCTATGCCTTTAGTGATATTATTATTATCACCAAGGATTGTAGCTGTAGCTGTCCCCAGTACCGTGGTTGATTTACTACCCTTGACTGTCTGCCCGGCATTACCTTCTATCGTCGTTCTACTCGACCCTTCTACGTTCTCTGCTTTGTTCTCACCAACATTTACGTTATAGTCGCCTTTGACATTTAGATTATAATCGCCGGCAACTTCCATATCAACATTGCCATTATAGATGACAGTAGCATTACCTTCAATTACTATTCTTTGATCTCCAGTCACAGAAACAGTTTGATCGGCCGCTGCGATGACAATACTTCCGTCTGGTCTCAGCTCAATTCCATTACCACTATTGTGTCTAATAAGGATACGTTCGTTGCCTGCAGTATCGTCCATTTCAAATGAATGGCCTGTGCCTGTTTGGATTATTCTGTTCTTTGTGTTATTAGATGGTATAGATTCGGGCAGAGAAAAATTAATATTGCTGAAACCACCACCAAGGGTTAGGTTATTGGCCTGAGTTCCGTACGCTGCTTGGTTAACAGAAGAACTGTACCAATATTGAAGAGTTGGGAATTGACCTGTCACATCTGCTTGATTAACATTCAACATGCCCTCGGTTTCTTGACCTGGGCCTAATAGCGCAATGCGATCTTGAAGATCGTCGTTTTCGGTTGTCATGCTGTACCTCTTACGGTCTAGTTATGGGGCGAAGGCTAGTTAAAGGAGCTTGGTTAGTGCCTCTTTGCGTAATCAATTGTTGTCTAGTTAAAGGACCTTGGCTATTAGCATATGCTATCGCATTTGTTTTATTAAATGTATTCTTTATATAAGCGTCTACATCAAATCCAGGGTCGGCTTTACCAGTTGTTGTGCATTGATAGTGACCTATCACTTGTCCGCCAGGAAACACTCTATAGAATGCAGTAAGGAAATCTTTCTGAGCTTTCCATTGAGCAGTATTAATAGAAGCGGCTGATATATATTGATCAGGATTTGGCGTCCCAGAAACACAATTATATCCAGCTACGTGAGAGATCCCAATACTTTTTCTATTATGACCAAAGTCTCTTGCATGAGCACCTTGTTGATTAATGGGTCGCCCTCTTTGGATTCTACCATCGCGCCTGATAATGTAATGATATCCAATCCCACTAAACCCTCGTTGTTTATGCATCTTGTGAACTTCTTCAGCCCCTACAGAGGCTTGGTTTGTATAATGGGCAGTCCAATGAATAACGGTTTCTGTAATTTCTCTCGTCGCAGATCTTAGCTCCGCTTCCAGTTCTTCAAGAGAAGAAACATATGAAAATGCATATGATTGACCAGTAGACCCTCCAGGATTCTTTATACTTGTATCAGCACCATTCCAGTACGAATCGTATTGAGAAATAACACAAGTAGGTGCAGTAGATGTTCCCAACTTGTTAAAAGCGGTATTTGTTGGCTGCACTGAGTCTTTTACACTAGTGCTAATTTTTGCAAGTTCTGTTTCTATATCAATTACAGACAGGCTAGAATAACCCGCAATTAATTCTGCCGCAGTTTTATATCGCTTGTTATCTATGAGACCAGTTGCTTGTTGTATTACTTTTACAGGAATTAGCTTACCTGTCGATTGAGTCAGATTTATAATTACCGATTTGACTGTTTGGTCTACTTCTTCAATTAAGTCTTTAACAGGTTGGTTCATTCCTTTATCAAGATAGCGTTTTACAGCCGCCAAACTTATGTTAGACGTGGATACAAACGAATTGCCAATACCTCCACCTTTAAGTTCTTTTACTACCGCTGATCCAGCCGATGACTGCAATCTGCTTGGAGAGACTGCTATAATAGCTGGCAGGACATCATCAATATCTTTGTTGGCCACCGCACTTACAGTTGCGCCAATCGCTTCGGGTGTAGACGCAGATACAATGGTCTTGTTGATCCCACTCACAACATCCAATCCAGCAATTGCTGTCAGCTCTGCAATAACAGAGCTAGATATCTCTTCGACAAGATTGACTCCCGATGGGTTTTTTGTAATTAAACTTACCCCGCCACCCACAACTTCATTGCTATTCACAGCACCATCTATTTCTTGAGTGAGGGATTGAAACCCACCGACTTCACTACCAACACTTGAACCTAGAGTGGTTGTAAATGTCGATTGCAATTCCGCAATAGCAGTTGTTGCAGCATTAGCAATTGTGTCAAAGTTGATTCTGTTCTTTAAAGAAGATAAAGAATTGTTCAATGTTTTTTTAGTAATCATTATGCAAACCTCTCATACACATCTCGTGCAATCAGAATAATTGGGTCAGTTCTAGGATCGTTTATACTTTTGTCTTCAAAATAATGAAGTTTTGCACGTAAGGTTGCTGTCTCAATATCATTAGATGATCTGATCTTCGCCGCTGCTGGAGCAAAATAACCTTTCAGCTCTTGCATTACAAAACCTAGTTGAGTTTCTAGCAAGGTGATGGGTTGATTGATAGCCGTTGCATACTCAGTAAGAGCCTTTTCTCTGTCCCCGTTCCAACTAACAATTCCATAAGAACCTGTTGTCAATTCCATGCCGCTTTTGGCAGCAAAGTTTCCTACCATTGCAGCAGCTTGATTTGCATTAAAGCCATTCATAACCATAAAGTTAAATGCTTTCTCTGCATTAGTTGACCCAACAAGACTTGTTTGTGGGGTGGCTTTAATTGATTCACCAGTTTGAGTGGATCGAGTTGTTGTTGGTGGTAGCGCAGCTGAGCAATTGGTAAAACTACTTTCTTGAAAAGCTGTGGGGGTCATAATTTTTGGAATTGTTCCGAGTACCAGGGGTAGTTGAGAGTCTCTACCGTCTAAAAAGAAACCAAAAACTTGACTCCCAGTTTCAATCATTGGATTGGCCCCAAGACCATTAATACCACCTTCTGTGGTAGGCAAAACTATCTGAGCCCATGGAAGAGACCAATCAGGAATGTCTTCCCAGTTATCGTGGACACCAAATATTCTAATTTGAACTCGTCCTAGATTTAATTCAGAGTCATCATTGTTTACAACAATACCCAGGAAAAATCTACTTGTATCTCCATAAAAACCCTTCATTTAATTTCTTCCATCTTGGAGGTTGGCCAGCTTAACACCACTAACCATTACATCATATCTTTCTTTCCTAAAGGTATGCTTACAAGCATATATAAGATAATCACCAGACTTCTTATTATCAATGTCTTTCTGAGATGCATCTGGGGCATTATTCAAAAATCTTAATCTAAGTTGGTTACCAATTGTGTTACTGTAATTGCCTTGAAGAAAGTTTCTTCCTGGCAATACAACATCTATACTATCTTTAACAATAAAGTCTCTTAGCGCTTCAGATATAATCTTCTGTTTATGGGATCCAAGATTATTAGACTCAGTATAGTTAGCCGCATCAGCATATGTATTGGTAGTTGTAATGTGTGTTTTTTGATGTGATACCATATCGTGAAATGCAGTATCGTTGTACTTATACTCGGGTTTATAGCTCATTTTATTTTGGTTTGATTGGACTATACTACTACTTTTTAATTCGTCAAAAGTTTTGTTGACATTAAACTTGAGTTTGTGAGGTGATCCTGTCATACTGTCATAGAATATATGATTAGCTCCGACAAGACCTTTTCTAATTAAAGGAAGAATCTCATCTGTGTTTCTCGAAAAGTAATTCTGAATTATATATGATTGATCCGCAACAGACCTATCAACACTATTAGCTGCATATAGTTGAGAATACCAATACGGAGTAGGATCAACAGATGAATTTAACATCTCAGCCAGATCGACTAAATGCATCTTAGAATTTGCTAAAGTTGAAAATAGATAGTAAGGTAGTCCCTCTTTAGATGTTGTTCTATTCCTAACCCACAATGCGGCCGCAAGCGCAGTTAGATTTGGAACAATTACTCTCATATTTGGTTGATCGTCTGGTACAATTGGTCCAGAAAATTCAAGGCCTAGATTATCCTTTATAATGTTCTGAATAATCTCTGAGGGTTTACCAGTATATGCTTTGTTAACATTAATTAGACTAGATACAAAAGCGTGCTCTTCAATTAAATGAAGAACAACAACACCTGTACTATCATTTGTCTTTATGTTTTTTAGAACCTTTTCCACTCTAAATACTTTTTCACTTGGATAAGAAGAAGGTCCAGGCAATTTAAATCGTAGAGTAATTTTTTCAGCACCGCCAAAGTCAGCGAGGTTGTAGATATCCGCGTCATCTACAAATGCTACAGCTCCTGTAAGGTACGGTTTATCAAGATGTTCAAATATTTCAATGTCAGTTATAACATTTTTTATATCAATAAAACGACCTTCGGGAAATGAGTCTGACTCAATTAC